AGCCTGGGCAGTGGGTGGAGACGGAGTACAGCCCCGGCTACCCGCAAATAACTGCCGAGCGTTGTGTGGAAGCTGGGCTAGAGGTAACGCCCGAGGCCATCGAAGTCATGTACGCCGCGTCTGACGTGACGGACGAACCTTGGCAGACGGCGCTGGCGCGGATGGGCCTGCAACTCATCAGGCCGCCAGTTCCTGAGCCGGAACCCGAGATCAACGGCCTGCTATGACTCCCAAACCTGCTCGTGGCCTGATAGGATGGGTGCTGCGCCGCACGGGCTTCGCGGGCGTGGCCCTGGCCCCCTGGGGGATCTACATCTTGGCCGAGCACCTGAGCAACGAGTCCCTGATCAGGCACGAGCAGGTGCATTGGGCGCAGTGGCGACGGATGGGTACTGTCAGGTACTACGCGACCTACTTGTGGCAGGTGCTCCGTTACGGGTACCGGAATGCGCCGATGGAGCGCGAAGCGCGAGGTGAACTCTGATGGCTAAGACCCCCGCGTGGCAACGCAAGGAAGGCAAATCCGAGTCCGGTGGACTTAACGCCAAAGGCCGTGCCAGCTACAACAAAGCCAACCCGGGCAAGCCGGGGCTGAAGCCTCCGGCGCCGAACCCCAAAACAGAGAAGGATGCAGCAAGGCGGAAGTCATTTTGCTCAAGGATGACCGGAATGAAGAAACTGGCAAAACCAGAAACGGCAAAAGACCCAAACTCCCGCATCAACAAAAGCCTGCGGGCGTGGAACTGTGGAGATGAAAACGGAACTGACAGAGCCAACGAAGAACCTGATCGACGCCTTGTCGGTGGTCACCGTCATTGGCACTCTGGCGCAGGCTTTGCCCTCCATCGCCGCCCTGTTCACCATCATCTGGACTGCACTGCGCATCTGGGAGATGGAGACGGTGCGCAAGCTCACCGGGCGGGGAAAACCCAAGGAGCCCGAAAGTGCCGATTAAGTCCGAACGCCAGAGGCGTTTCATGTACGCCTCGCTCGCAGGCAAGACCGATGTCCCGGCGAGCGTAGCGAAAAAGTTTGTCGGGCCGAAGGCCCATAACGACGGCGGTGCCGTCAAGGAGTCCCCCGTGAAGAAGCCCCTCCCCCCGTTCATGAAGAAGGAAGCCAAGAAGCCTGCGGACAAGGCGAAAGGCAAGAAGGAACTCCCGCCCTTCATGAAGAAGGACGCCAAGCCCAAGAAGATGGCTTACGGCGGCAAAGCCTGCTGAAAGGACACACCATGTACACCAAGGAAATGGGTCCACCCCCGGTCGATATCGACCAAGCCTCCGCGCTGCCCCCGGCACAGCGCAAAGCTGCTGAGCGCAAAGCTGCTGAGCAGACCAAGAAGGATTACCCGACGCCGAAGCCCCCGGCCAAAAAGGCCAAGGGCGGCATGACCAAGGGCTACGCCAAGGGTGGCGTCACCCGCGCAGACGGCTGCGCAGTCAAAGGCCATACCAAGGGCCGGATGGTCTGAAATGGCTGACACACGTACCGCCGCCCAAGGCGGGCGCCCGCGCCCGCAGACCTTCGGGGATGCCTTCAGAGAAGCTCGCCTAGCGGGCGACAAGACCTTTGAATTCAAGGGCAAGACCTACAGCACCAAGACTGCTGAAGAGCAGGCACGGGACATCGGCTCTCGGGCCGCTGCAGGTTCGGGGCGCGGTGCGTCAGCAGGCAGGACGGCAAGCGACAGGGACGCGGGGCCTCGTCGTGCTGAGATCCCTACGGGCGGCGGTGCCAAGGCACCGGCTGACACGGGCATGGGCGGCATGTCGGACACCACGCGAAACGTCTTGACCACGCTAGGAGCGCTTGGTGTGGGTGGTGGGGCCGCTGGCCTGGGTGCCCGTGCACTGATGCGCCGTGAGGCCGCGAAGCGTGCTGCTGAGGCGGAGAAGCTGGCGTCGAGGGTTGAGCCCCCGATGCGCCGGCTGCGCCCCGAGGATGTCACCGACGACCTCGTCCGTTCGGTGGTAGACAAAGCCTACGAGAAGACGTACGGCGCGGGGCTCAAGCGTGGCGGCAAGGTCAAGACCTACGCCAAGGGCGGCAGTGTCCGGGGTGTCGGGTGCGAAACACGCACGAAGAAGACGAGGTTCGTCTAGGAGGCCGCGATGCGGACTAGCAGGGGCATGGGGTGTATCCGCCCCGAACTGATGAAGCCCAAAGGCTACGCCAAGGGCGGTGAGACAAAGTCGACCCCCAAGAACGCCGCCTTGTGGTCCCAGGTCAAGTCTGAAGCCAAGAGTAAGTTTGATGTGTACCCGAGCGCCTACGCCAATGCGTGGGCAGCGAAGGAGTACAAGAAGCGCGGGGGGTCTTGGGGCGGTGCTGACAATCGGGTGAAGCGTGGCTAAAGGCGGGCTTGGCAAGTGGTTCGGTGAGAAGTGGGTCGATGTGAAGACCGGGAAGGCGTGTGGCCGCTCGGGCGAAGAGAAATCCTCGCGTGCTTACCCTGCTTGCCGCCCTGCTGCCGCCGCCAAGAAACTCTCCTCCGCGCAGCGCAAGACGATGGTGGAGCGCAAGACGGGCCCTGCTAGGCAGTCCTGGCCGGTGAGTCCTTCGGGCAAAAGGAAATCAGCGTGACTACATCAGGGGCTACCACGTTCAACCTCGACCTCAACGAAGCGGTCGAGGAAGCCTTCGAGCGTTGCGGATCTGAGCTTCGCACGGGCTACGATCTGCGCACGGCGCGGCGGTCCCTGAACTTGCTCTTCGCAGATTGGGCCAACCGGGGCGTGAACCTCTGGACGGTGGCACAAGACACCATCAACCTGACGCAGGGCACCAACACCTACAACCTCCCGCAGGACACCGTTGATCTCTTGGAGCATGTCATCCGCACGGGGGCGGGCAACGTCTCGACCCAGGTCGATCTGACCATCACGCGCATCAGCGTCAGCACCTACTCCTCGATCCCCAACAAGCTCCAACAGGCGCGACCCATTCAGGTGTGGATCAACCGCCAAGCCCCGACGCCCCAGATCGTCGTGTGGCCCACGCCTGACCAGACCGGCGTCTATCAGTTCGTCTACTGGTACTTGCGCCGTATTCAGGACGCTGGTGCAGGCGGCACCTACACCCAGGACATCCCCTTCCGCTTCCTCCCGTGCCTCGTCAGCGGGCTTGCGTACTATCTGGCGTTGAAGATCCCCGGTGCGATGGAACGCCTGCCGGTGCTGAAGGAGCAGTACGACGCTGATTGGGACCGTGCCAGTTCCGAGGACAGAGATAAGTCCGCTGTGCGGTTCGTACCTCGGCAGCAATTTATCTCGTGATCTAACATGTCTAACCGCTTCGCAAACGGAAGAAAAGCGTTCGGCTTCTGTGATCTGTGTTCTTTTAGGTACGAGTTAAAGAAACTCAAGAACCTCGTCGTCAAGACCAAACAGACACAAATCAAAGCATGCCCGCAGTGCTGGGTACCAGATCAACCACAACTACAACTTGGCCTTTACCCCATCGCAGACCCGCAGGCCATCCGTGACCCACGCCCGGACACAAATACGTGGTATCAGTCAGGCACCAACGGGCTGCAGATCGACAACACCTCGGGCACCGGCAGCAACCAAGACGGCTTCCCTGGCGAGGGCATGCTGGTCACGCAGTGGGGGTGGAACCCGATTGGCGGTGCGAGAGACTTCACGGACCCGCTCACGCCGAACCTCTTGGTCGGGCGGGGAGAAGTTGGTACAGTAACGGTCATGTGACCGAAGGAGTTGAAGATGAAAGACACCATGAAGGCCCTCCGGGCCCACGCCAAGAAGCCTGCGGGCGTAGCCCACGGCCCCGGTGCCAAGCTCGCCAAGGGCGGCGTCACCACGCAAGCTGCTCAGCAGATGGGTCGCAACATGGCCCGTGTGGCGAACCAAGGCCCGGTGGGCCGCAAGGGGAAGTGAGATGAAGGCCAAACCTGTTCCGACTCCGTCGTTGAACGACTCCGAGCGCACTCCCGCACGCATGGTTGCGGGCACTGCAATGACTTCGCCTCCGCCCGCTGCCAAGACCTCCGGCATCAAGGTGCGCGGCGGTAAGGCACAGACCAAGGGCTTCATGGCCCGAGGGCCAATGGCGTGAACTACTCGGCGCTGCTCACCGCCGTTCAGGACACCACTGAGAACACGTTCTCAGCGACGGACTTCGCCACTCTGACTCGGCTTGCTGAGCAGAAGATTTACCAGTCTGTCCAGCTTCCGATCCTGCGGAAGGACGCGACGCTGCCTCTGACAAGCGGCGTGCAGACACTGAGCCTACCGGCAGACTTCCTGGCGGCGTACAGCCTCGCGGTGTACTCGACGCTCCTGGGCGGCGGCAACCGGGAGTTCCTCCTGAACAAGGATGTGAACTTCATGCGCGAGAGCTATCCCAATCCGGCCACCACCGGCACGCCTCGGTACTACGCGCTCGACGGTACCAGCACCCCGCTGATCCAAAAGATCATCCTGGGCCCCACGCCCGGTGCCAACTTCAGCGCTGAGCTGAACTACTTCTACCAGCCGGAGAGTATCGTCACGGCCACGAACACTTGGCTGGGCGACAACTTTGAGTCGGTGCTGTTCAACGCGGTCCTGGTCGAAGCTGCTCGGTTCATGAAGGCTGAGCAGGATGTCATGGCGATGTACCAGAACCAGTTCAACGAGTCGTTCGTGCTGCTGAAGAACCTGGGTGACGGGAAGAACCGCCAGGACATGTACCGCAGCGGTCAAGTGCGGAACGAGGTGAAGTAAATGCCGATCCTCCAGGGCATGTGTTCGTCGTTCAAGCAGGAGTCCTGGCTGGGCATCCACGACCTTGACACCGACACGCTGAAGATG